CCCTGAAGTCTGTGCAGAGTCCGCTAGGTCGGTCCGCAGGGCTGGTGGTCCTAGATCTGGCTCCGCGGAGTGATCCGAAGAGTGTTTTTCTAAGTAATCGGAGGCTTGACGGAGGATTTTATAATCATCCTTCAGTTTACCGATACCCGTATTGCAATCAGAACAAAGAAGCCCACGAATTTTCCCAGTTGAGTGGTTGTGGTCTACGGCTAATTTCTTAACCTTTCCGCCTCTCAATTGCGTTTCAGGATTTTTGCAAATTGCGCATTTGCCATCCTGTTTTTCGTGCATCTCCTCATATTGTTCTAATGTTAAATCAAAATCTTCTCGTAAGCTTCTTGCTTTTTCCTTTTCAGGATTGGCTTTTCGATATTCACGAAGATATGCCGTGCGGCCTTCTCTTGTTTGAAAATCAAATTCACCGTGAACGCCTTTGGATAAGACCAAATTATCAAAATGAAGATTAAGTTTATCTCCATCAACAAATTGAACTCTTGTCCTTGGCCATTCACCTGTCATGTAAAACCAAGCAAGTCTTGCCGCCGGTATTTCCAGTCCTTGGACTGTTACGTAACGGTAGCCGCTGCCCTTAGCCGTTCCACCAGCTTGTGAGCCGATAGGAACATTTTTGGACAAACTTACTTTCCAAACAAATTCGCCAGTAGCCGGGTTGTAATCCAATACCTCCCTAACTCGCTCATGCGTAAGGTCTGGAAGAGATATTTTACCTTTCATTTTTTCTCCTTCGGGTTTGCTCATCTAAACGATAGAACAATACTCCGAAGGAGAGTATCTGTCAAACTGACCGATATTCGTTACAAAAACCTACCCGCCTAACCTACCCTACTGGGTAATGCTAAGTGATTGTTTTTATTACGATGTCGGGAAGCTACCAAAAATTGAACGCCAATTATAATATCCAAATGAGTAGCGTTCGTAGCCCTTGACCAAAAGATTATCAGTCGTAAAGTCTACCTGCATATCCATTTCATAAGGTACACGTTCCATATAAACGAGGCCCTTAATATTGGTTAGCAAGAACCAAGCATACGGAGACGTCAAGAAGTCCATGACCATGTAGCCTTCTGGCAAGCCGCCGGCAGTGGTCTGGATCGCATTAACGTCGTTGTCCGCAGTACCTGGACGCAATTCAGTCTTGGTAAGACGAATAGCGACTGGCTCAAGAGCAGGCGGGATAATCAACTTACGACCGCGAGCAAACATCTTCAGACCAGCGATGTCTCTGAAGTTTGTTCGGACCGAAATCATCGCGTTCAGCAATGAGCTCTCGTTCAAGTCAACCTGAACAGCTGGCGTATTTGGTACAACCTGTCCGTCGATTGGATGAAGCAGCGAGCACAATGGCTGACCGTCACCACCGACAGACGCGTTGTACGTCTGAGCCGTGTTGAGGATGTTTGCGCCGTAAATTTCCTTTGTCTGACCGAAAGATTCGATTAGGCCAAGGTTCGTTGGCGTAAACTGAGTCTTATAAAGATTGTCGTCAATGGCTTTACGAGTAATCGCGTAGCCCAAGCCAATCTCATAATGCTCTTGGTTGTAGACATAACGCTCGGAAGCGTTGTTGTCGAAGCTAACTGCGCCACCTTCAGTCTTGATTGCAGCAAGACCGAGATAACGCATTTCAGCGGTGCGCTCGAGAGCCATGTTTGACTTGGCTTTTTCGAACACTTTGTCCCACTGAGATGGGATTTGAGGATATTTACCCTCGACGCCACGGAGACCTGGTAAGAGCAGGTCGCGGATGGCTGAAAGATTAACTGCCATGTGAGACTACTCCTATTAAGCCGTTGGGCCGGTTGGGCCGGTCGAGCCAGTTGGGCCGGTCGTGCCGGTTGGGCCGGTCGAGCCAGTCGGACCTGTCGGGCCAGTAGGACCAACAATGTCTTGGTTCGCGCGGAGCCATTCATTGTTGAACCCGACTTCAACCCAATTGTAGTTGGTGGTTGGATCCGCGCCATTGGATCCCGGAGGATCAATGATCATGTTGGTGATAATGAATGGAAGTGTTGCGGTTGTGCCGACCGAGCTCAAGTACATGCCAGATTGCTGCGTGAGCGTAGAACCTGTGCCGACCGTGAACTGAGCAAGCTGACCAACGGGAGACGTGCCGAAGGCGTAGATTGTGCCAGAAATCTGGAACGAAGAACCAGAGGTCTGAACAACGAAACGCGCATTAGGATCGTCCACGACAAAAGCCGTCACATCGCCCTGTGCATCGCTGCCAGGCCAATACTGATTCCAAATTACGCGCTTCTGGGACACGCTGAGATACTCACAGCCCCAGAAAATTCCGGCAAGAGGAGCCGTAGCCATACCCGCAGGAGTTGCTTGTGTAATGTAGCCGGTCGAAGGACCGACAATATTCATAACCGCGTCACCTTTATAGATGGCGGTCGTATTTGTGGACGCTATCCGACGCGTAGAAATCCGAAAATTCATCGGACCGTTGCTGGTCGAAGTAGGTCGAAAACCAAAGGGGGCGAATGTGTTCATTGGGACACATCCTCCTTTTCGATTCGAGGATGCCATTACCAACAACAGCGCGTTGCCGACTCTAGCTAGGTAAGGGTGGAATAATCCAGCGCGGATTATTTATAATTTTTTGGTCCAGCGAGAAGCAGCGCCCTTTTTTCCAGCGTTACTTGCGTTCGCTTTTCCTTCCGGAGTAAGCATGCGCCGCTTTGCAGCAGCACTCATCTTAGCTCTGGTCTCGTCCGAAACTACATTTGGCCTAGCAGCGTGCATGGCAGCAATTGCATTCGGATTCTTTTTACCCAACATACTCCGAGTTTTACACTTTTCCCGGCGCTCTTGGGTATAAACTGTTTTCCTGTTTCTCTCCGCAACGTCTGGTCTTTTAACTCCAAACAACGGATGTTCGGCCCCTTTTCGGACCGGAGTGTTGTTTCTAATCTTCTCCCTGAGCTCATCCGTCATAGGATGACCCGGGGTGCCGTCCCCACCCATTGTCTTATTATATTCCGGACAACGGTCGAGGATCATAAGAATTTCGGTTTCCTTCGCCCCTCGTAAAGTCTCTTCTACAAAGAGAATTTTAGGAGAAAAGTAACTTGCGCCGTGCTTACGAATTGCCGTATGAAAATGGTAGCCACTGCCTAGTCGAGCACGTTTTTGGTGCTCTTTCCAGCGCTCTTCAAGCGTTGAAGAGGTATACCCAATGTAACTTTTACCGTTTCGGGTATTCGTCACCTGATATACAATGTGGTTTTCCAACTTCACCTACACTCAATAAATAAAACGCTGGCAAGAGTTATACCCCGCCAGCGTTTACAAATCAAGTGTCTACTTACTCTGGAACATCAATTGGAGCAGTGGTTTTTGAAAAGCGATTAACTTCTCTTCGACCAAGATCGCCTGAACGACCTTCGCGCATCTGTTGTTCCTTTGTAATCACTGCCTCACGCGCGGCACGGCGTTCCTCGGCGCGTGCTTCATCAGTAAAGATTTTTGGGCGTTCCATAAGCACTAGGCCGCCAACTTCAATTGTTTGACCTCGCCAACCACGGGGCATGAGCTCTGGATGACGGGTTAGTGGCACCGCTTCCCACCCGTTGAGCTCGTTTTGGCGGATACGATCAATGTCATCTTGGTTTAATACAGACTTGAGCTTCCACTGGTAGTCAAACCCATCCGGAGGTGGCGGAGCCCAATATTTATCGCGTTCTGCGCCTCCGCTCAGGTCTGGATTGCCTCGGATCTGACGAATACGCGCCTCTGCGCGAGCTTTTGATTGCTCTGACGTTTCTTTGCTGTAGCCAGTATTAGGCGGCCCCTTGCGGGTGTCTGTGTTTTGTTCGGCTGTCATTTACGTAATTCCTTATGCTGAAAGTTTGCCCTGCTTAATCAAGAACGCCTTGTTGCGGGCGTAACTTTCGATTGCCTTATCGCGGGGCAACTCTGGTTCAGCGAGTACGGCCATTTCAACTTCATCCGATGAAAGCACCATTGTATTCCCATTCCCGGAAGAACGTGACGAAACACTGGCTGCCGAAGATACAGGGGCAGACGCAAGCGCCCGACGATTGATTTGCGGAGCTGGTTCCAAACGGCGTGTTGCCACTTGTGGTTCTGTATCGTAGCCCAAGCGCGACTCAATAAAATCAAAATAGTCATCCGTCTCCGGGGTCAAACCATCTTCGACCGCGTCTTGATGTGCTCTTGTTAATTTTCCAATCTTGTTTACCGCCTCTGGATGCTCGCGCAGCCATTGAGCACTACGAGGCGCAAGTTGCGCAGCATACATCTCAACTGGATCTTGCGGAATTTGCGGTTCAAAATTTGGCACGGGCGGTGCGTACACGGCACCTTCCGTTGGATCTTGAAGCGTCTCCTCAAGACGTTGGCGACCATTCTGTAATTGAAGCAAGTGCGCTTCTGCTTGTGCGATAGCACGCTGTGCTTTAGCCGCCAGGGCATGATTGCCGGCAGCCATAGCTTGCGCATATTCAAATTCCGCATTTGCTGCAGATTGTTCTGTTGCATCAATCGCGTTCAAAATAATCTTGAGATTAGAATCTTGAACTTGGTTGTGTGCGTAACCGACCTGCTGTGCTTGTTGCTGCGCGTAATATTCGGCTTGTTTTCGCGCTTCGCGTTCTGCTTCTGCAACGCGTTTTTGATGTTCGTATTGCTTCTTTAGATCGAGAAGTGCACGCTCACGTTGATCAACCGAAGGCTCTTTATCTTCCTTGGTTCTAACAACCGGTGTTTCTTCTTTAATTGTTGCCTTTTTATCCGATAGCTCAATTTCAGTTATCGGGTCATCCGGCAAAGTAACTTCGACCGGCTTTTCTTCTTTAACTTCATTAATCATGGAAGCGCTCCATTAATGGATTTCATCAGGGTGGCTTACCCTGAGACGAATGTTAATGTCTGTAACAATACGACAATCAACAATTCCGTCTTTAGATATACGGGTCTTTCGAGTGTTTAATTGGAATGGCCAACCGTCACTTGGGCGGAACCCAACCCAGTCGCCTTCTTTAATGTCTCGAAATTTATTGCCGTTTTCATCGACATAAGCTGTGCTGCCTAATTTAATGACAAGACCAGCTTTTCCCTGAAACTTAAATTCATTTCTGGTGTCATCGGACAAATACAATCCAGATTTTGTTTTTTCAGGGGGCGTATACAACGCAACCAACACATCTGAACCAAATACTTCAACGCCACTTAAATCGCCGACCTTATCCAGAAGCGCCTGTTTAGGGTCCACCTCATGCAAGTATTCTACTGCAGGCATTGCAGTTACCTTTCTTCATCTACACCAATAATGCGTTTATTGGCTTCTTGTGCGGCGTGCAGAGCATCTGCAACGCCCTTCATGCGGCCGACGCGAAATCGGTAATCGCTGAAGTCCTGTGCTTTACCGAGAATTAATTCACTGGCTAATTGCTCTTGCAACTCGGTGAGAATGGTTTCAATTTCTCTAAATAATCTGAGGTCAAGGTTCAAGCGCTGATCCTTTATGAAAAAAGACCACGACTCAGCGAGAGCCGTGGTCTTTGAAAATTAGTAGTTGTCTTTGCTCTTGATTGGCGGTTCGCCGTAAGCGTCCTTTTTCTGCTTGCGCCCAAAGCCGCTGCCCGC